CGGGGTTGGATGTGAAGTTGTCCACGCACGTCGCCCGCCACTCCGCCGCGCAGCGGATGCTTGATGCGGGGTGGTCCATTCAGGAGATCAACGCGGCCCTCGACCACAAAGACCTTTCAACTACCGAACACTATCTCCGCTCCATTCGCGACGAGGAGCTTGACGACCAGCACGAGGACCTTTTCTGAGCCATCGCCACGGATGCCCCTCACCTCAAAAGATCAGAGAGATCAGCTTACGGATTGGTCACGAGCTGGATCATGCCGTCAGTGTTCGTCGAGTATGTTATGTCCGACCCGTTGGTCGCCCGATCGTCGGCCAATGTATCAAACCCAATGATCGGCGAGTCGGAATCATCTGTCCGCTCCTCGGCCAAAATCACGCCGCCCATCACATCGTTATTGCCCGACACGCCGCCCCCGAGGTCCGCCCACGTCACGTCATCAAACTGCAATTCTAGCTGCGATGGGCTCGCGCCGTCGTTGCGGTCCCATGAGCGGTTTGAGGGCGTCTGCCGGTCGCTTGAGCCGTGCCCCTGCGCGTAGCCATCGGCGTCGAGTTCATCCGCGCTTACGTCGGCAATGTACTGCTGCGCCTCCGGGTCGGGCGAGTACGATGTCGACATCGGGATCAGCACAACTTCTGTGCTGCCCTCCACGTCGAGGTTCTGCTGAGCAATCTCGCGGGTTCCTTTCTGGAATAGTGTACTCATGTCTATGTCAGTCGTTGTTTAGCAGATAGCTTTGCGGTGTCGAGTGCTGTCTGCATGCCGTCGTCCAAGGCAAACTCGTAGAGCTCGAAGCGGCGCTCCACAACGTGCTCTGCCGCATATTCGAAGAAGACCTTGCCATCTTCTTGGACCTCTTCCTCGGTGATCTCCGCGCCTGAAAAGGTCGCCAGTTCTTTGTTTGTCGTATCGAGAACAGTGAAGGTCAAGTCTTTCGGGTTTACCTGCGCGTCGAGCCGCCATCGAAGGCGCACCTTGTCACCGACATTCACTTCCTGCTCCGCCGAGGTACTGGGGGTGATATTGATCATAATAGGTCGGCTTGTTTCACGCGCGTGGAAATCAGTGGCTCAACCTCTTTGGCCTTTGTGATAGTCACAGCCGCGCGGGCGGTGCCCTCTGCTGCGATCGCCTCAATCACGGCGGGCACGCCCTCGACTGTCACTGCGGCTGCCTTTGCCTCTCCTACCGCGACGCGAGCGTGGGCCACAGCACCTGTGCCTTCTGTGGGCGCTTCTGACGCTGTGGTTTTTCCTTTAGTCGTCTGCACATCAGCCACAGCCGAGACCCCCTTTACAGATACCGCGCCCGCGCCCAACTGCCCTTCTGTGGCGGCGGCTTGGGCTACAGCCGATACGCCGCCAGCAATGGCTTCACCAGCGCTTGTGGTGCCGATGGCCGAAATCGCGTCAAGGCGCGCGCCTTCTCCCACCGCCACTTGATCAAGGGAGTTGCGGTCCCGGTACCAGATGGTGCCGCCAATAAACTGCTGCATCACGTCATCTCTGGTGAATTCGGTGGCATCGTTTCGCAGGGGGACGACACCCCCACATCACACAAACTCCGTATCAACCTCCTGCACCTCCTCATATCCCGCACCCACCTCTACCTCCGCGATCACGTTTTCAATCTTTGACGCGCTCCAGCCCGGCATCTCCCGCTTCCGCTCGTCAGCGAGCGCCTGAATATGATCCATAATCTCCATCGGCCCTGCCGTCGTAAGCAGATCGTACGTGTCTTGCTGTAGCTGCGTGTTCGCCACGATGTGCGTGGCCGGGGCACTGCCGTCCTTGGAATGCGTAGCCTCACCTTCAAATGTCTGGTCGCCCCCAACGTCCGGGTCAATTAAGAAAGCGAGACGATTGGCCTCCTGCTTGAGGTCTGCAGGTGCAGCGATCTGTACGCGGTCGGTCCAAGGCATGGTAAGGATGCGTTAGCAGATGGAGTTTTGTGAGTTGTTCTTGACGGTCCAGTTCGGCGGGTCGGTGCAGAGGTCGTCCACCGCTGTCTGCCCGTCTGTTGAGAGGTCGCTTTTGGCGCTTACGTTGAGGCCCAAGATTGCCCCCGTCTCAAAAGTGCTCAGGGCAGGCGACCCGTCTGTCCAGCCGATCAAAGTTGCATCGAGCGGATCGGTATTCGCGCCGAACGCCATGCTGGTATTCTCAAAAATCCGCTCCACTCTTCTGAGGTTGGAGACATCCCACGCCGCGATATCTTGGTTGAAACTGGTGGCACCTAAGAACATGTGGAACATGGCCCCCACGCTGGAGACGTCCCACCCGCCAATGTCCTGGTTGAAGCTGTTGGCGCCGCGGAACATGCGGCGCATGTTCCTCACCTGGCTCGTGTCCCACGCGCCGATGTCCTGGTTGAAGCTAGAAGCGCCCCAGAACATGCTACCCATGTTCGTTACGCTGGAGACATCCCACCCGCCGATGTCCTGGTTGAAGCTAGAGGCGCCCCGGAACACGCGGTTCATGTCCGTCACACTGGAGACATCCCACCCGCCAATGTCCTGGTTGAAGCTGTTGGCGCCGCGGAACATGGCCCGCACGTTCGTCACGCTGGAGACATCCCAAGCGCCAATGTTCTGGTTGAAGCTAGAGGCGTCGCTGAACATGTAGCCCATGTTCGTCACCTGGCTCGTGTCCCACGCGCCGATATCTTGATTGAAGCTAGAAGCGCCCAGGAACACGGCCCGCACGTTCGTGACGCTCGAGACGTCCCACCCGTTCATGCCGGGCGCATCGACCACATCGCTGTGGTCACGCAGGTGGTTTTTGATGCTCGTGACTTCTCCGTCTGCATATTCATGCGCCTCAGCCTCGTAGTAATCTGCGAGGGCGCTAGCGGTGTCGTCGGCCACCTCCGAGTCCACAACGACTATCGGACCGGTCGTACGCCGAATCTTGAGTGTCGCGCTCTTGCCCTCGTGGCGTAGCGTGGCTCCTCCAATAGATGGCAGCGCGTACGCCTCGGCCATCTTGCTGGACTGGAGTCCAGTATCCAAGCTGTCGCCAAACGCGTATTCGAGGTACAGGCGACCGTTTACATCCTGTCGCAGCCTGGGTTTATCCGCAGTCGTGCTCTGCGTGGCGTGGTGCCCGTTCCCCGAGACATCTTCCACGCGCCCCACCGGACCGCCCACGGATGCCTGCGTGGTGCCTGCACTATCCTCAAAAAGCGTAGACTGATCAGTGACATCGTAGATGGCACCGTTTTCGACTCCAAACTCAACAAGCACACGAGCACCAGATTCCGCAAGAGTCGTGTGGAATGTAGGTGTTGGGCGCTGGATCTCTTTTGCAGGAGCGGCGTGAGCGACGCGCACCTTAGCGTTGTGGGACGTCGCCGAAAAGCCGTCGACGCCGCGCTCGACCGTGAGCTTATTGCTCGAGGCATCGGCGACAGCGGTGACGACCACCCGCTCGGCGGCAGTCCCGCGTCCGATGCGAAGCGGGAAGCGCCCCCCCGCCTGCACCTCATTGACAAACTCGCTGGTGAGCGTGTCGACCTGAATGGTCGTGTCGCCTGGCGCGATGGACACCGAGAGCGCGGTCGGGGGGAACCAGTCGGAAAAGTCGTAGGCCATGGTTCAACAGGTTGCTGAGACTGAGAAGCGTTTATTCGGTCGCGGTGCTGTCTTTGGCCATATCAACCGCACATTGTGCAATTTATGTGCCTGTACGCATGCCCGTCGCGGATGTGCCCCGTCTATGCGGTCTCTTCTTCAGGGTCATGTTCTGATTGTATTGGCCTGATGTACCCCTCCTCGATGTCTACCGCATACTTTTGCGGATCAAGGCCCCGCACCTCTAGCGCCGTCCGCATGATGTCCCGCATCCGTTGCTGAAGCGCAAGGAGCCGCTTCTGTGTCTGGTTGGGGAGTTCTTGCGTGTCCATATCTAGGTTAGGCTGACCCAACTGCTACCGTCGTATCCCTCAAAGTCTGACCCTGTCCACCGGATCATGCCTGCTGCGTCTGGCAGTTCCTCTGAGCCAACCTTAAGGGCTCCATTTACATCCAGTGTGGCGTCTCCAGCGCTGGACTGGCCCACTGCCAACGCATCACTATCGATAAAGTCGCTGAGACCGTTCGCTAGGCTTACCCAGTTGTTTCCGTTGTCGTCATAGAGGCTAAAGATCCCGTCTCCACCTACGGCCTGCACTACCGCGCGGTCACTACCGCTCCCATCTTGTACTGTGAGCCCAGCAGTATCATTGATCGTCACCCCCTCCTCAAAGGTCGTGGGCGTCCCTGTATCTACCGTCTCGGAAAGGTTGCGTACCTCTCCCCCGGAGTAGACCTTTACGTCCGCCCCATCGCGCTGCATCTCGCCGTTGGAAGATGGATCGGCGCCCTGATCGGCAAAGATGAGCGTATCGTCGATCGCAACGGAGGCGCTAAACGTGGTTGGGGTGCTCCCGTCTACGACGGTGCTTAAGTTGACCACCTCTCCGCCGGAGTACACCTTTACGTCTGGTCCATCCCGACGGAGCTCCCCGTTGCCTGTCGGTTCTGATCCGCTATCTCGCCATCGAGCTCCACCTTTGACATCGGCACTGAAGTTTGGTTCCGGCACTCCTCCGATGCCAATGTTTCGGGCGTTGTCAACGACGAACTGCGGGCTTTCGTCAAGGCTGCTGAAGACCTTCGTGCCTGGGGGCGTCGTCCCTGCATCTTCGGGATTTTTGTAGACGGTAGGGCGCTCTCGGATGACGCCTGACCCCTCCCGTACAACGACAGATCCGCCCTTGTAGTTATCGGCAGGAAGCGTGAGAAAGATGTCTACACTGCCATCAGGCTGCTCATACGCAGTAATGTGCGCGGAATTTGTCTCCTCAAGCCATTTCCCGAAATGGTAATCCGTGTATGCCTCAAACCCGTTTTTATTAGCAAATCGAATCGATTGCTGAATGTGCTCGTCCGATGCAAACTGCCCGCCTGTAAGCTCCACGACAATCAGATCGCCGGTATCGGACCCCGAGGCAGGCAGTGTGGCGAGCCGCCAGTTCTCTTCCTGACCCGTATCGCCTGCAGTCTTGGTCAAGCGCCGACCAAACCCCAAAAGCACATCTCCGACCTTCCCGAACTGATCCGGCTGGTCACTGATCTTCGTTGTAAGTGGGAAGCCCCCCGCATCAAGGACTTGGTTTTGATCCAGTTGGTTCTGTGGATTTTTAAGCGTGTCCCCACTGTCATCAAAGAAAGGGAACCGGACCCCAGACCTTCTGAGGTCATTGTTTGTGACGACACAGTTCGACGCTCCGCTCTCAATCCGAACGCCGTAAAGTGGCGCGTCGGGGTCACTTACGTTGCCTTGCGCCGTTCCGTCTGTGAGGTCAGTCCCTACAGGAAGCAGGGTGTTCCCCCCTGACAGACTTGGACTCCCGTTCAGATCGTGCTTCCCGCTGTGTGTCGGGTGGTTGTTCAGCCGTATTGTATCGCCTGAGCTCAGTTCTGATGTGATGTCCGCCTCCACTTCAATCTCATCGTTTCCCGTATCAATTCCGACCACCTCTGTGCGAAATCGGGAGCCGTGCCGTACCCTGTTGTTAGTTACGGTTACATCCTCAGAATCGTCGACAATGATTGAGGAGTAGTCAAGTTCGGACTGATTTGCGCCAACGACGGTGTTCCCCTGAATCGTGCTGCCATCTGAGGAGAAGTCGGCCCGGATGCCGTGATCATTGGGTTCCCGAATGAAGTTGTCCGTAATGGTCGTTTTGACTCGGCTCGCAACGCGAATCCCGTCATCCCCTGCTTCAATAACGTGATTATCAGTAATGACCCCCTCTTCGCCGCCACTGTTTTGCGTGTTAATCCCGATGCCTCCCGTCGACTGTATCACATTCTCACTGATAAGAGTATCTTCTGTATTCTCCGTGCGAATGCCCTGCTGGGCAGGGCCGATGATGAAGTTGCCCGTGACACGACAGTTCTCAGCGCCCGCCCCTAAAGCCACCCCATGCTCTGGGGAATCTTTAATGTGGTTCCCATCGATTTGATGGTGTTTCCCAACAACCTTAATCTGTCCGCCGAGGATGTGATTATCGGCAACCCTGTGATGGTAAAGCTCTGACCCCTGAATGCGAAACAGCCGAATGGCGCCATTGAACGTGCCCTCTGCGCCCCGATAATCAATCCAGTTGCGTTGCAGGGTCACCCCTTTATTTTCGCCGCTGGAGGACCCTGTGTTCACCTGAATCGCCTCCCTGGGCTCGCTCGGCTCGTTGGCCGCGCCACCGTCATACGTCTTATCATACTGGATCTTACACCCATATACTGACCCTCCGCTTACCTTGTCGGAGAAATAGATGCAGTGCCGGGGCACATTGACAAAAGTGCAGGCGTAGACGTGCCCGTTATTTGCGAATTTCCCAGCACCAGTCGTACCGGAAAACAGCACGCCCCAGCCCCGCTCTCCGTCATCGGTGGCGCCGGTGAACATATCCTCAAAGTGGCACCGCACGACGTTCATTGAATCTACGCCATTGGCGATGATGCCAGTCGGGAGGTTGCGGAACGTGCATCGCTCGACGTAGATGCGCCCGCAGTCGATAACTTGGATGCCAAGCTGGCGCTGGCGGGGCGGGTCCCCTTCCGGCTCTTTCCCTGGGCCATCGATCTCAATGCCGCGAAAGCGCACCTCTTCCGCGCCATTGGGCTGAAAGACCGCCTCCTCTTTGTCCGCTGTCTTATCTATGGTCGTTTGATTCCCGATAACGGACAATGAGGAGGTGATAGTGATCGGACCCCCCTCAACAGGAAGCGTCCCTGGGGGGAGCTGAAGGTCTGCCCCTCGGGCAGCCGCCTCGTCCACCGCTTTTTGAAGCGCTGCGGTGTTGTCGGAGCTTTTCGACAAGCCGAACCTCGACGCAAAAACGCGCTCGCGGGACACGCCCCCGCCCGTGGCCGGGGGTCGGGAGGCAGCCACCACGGTCCGCTCTTTGGAGAGACCCAATGTAGACCCCGACTCAAACGCCATTAGTCCGTGCCGTAGTCCTTGTGCTGCAGAAGCGACAGTTGAATGCGGCCGTCCGAAGGCTGACTTTGGGCCGCCATCACGCGGTGTATCTTGCTGTCCAGCCTCACCGTCTCGTGACCGGCGATCTGAGGGCTTTTGTTCTCCACAAGCACCGACGCCTCAAAAGCATCGTTTTGCTTTCGGAAGTAGCGCAGGCGCTGGCGGGTACGGAGCTCACTGATCGGCCAGTTGTCGGTCGGGTTCGGTCCGCCAACGCCCCATAGAAATCCGTTTTTGATTCGGCTTATGGTGTTTCGATCAGGGCCCGACCCGAACCGTTGGCTTAGCTCTTCCGCTCGGCCGATCTCGCCCGTCGACGTCTCAGATACTGTTTCGTTAAGGGGTTGCCCGCCCTTCACGGGCTGCAAGCGCACGTCGTCGAAAAGCCAGCGGATGCGACCTTCGCCCGACGAGGACATGATGATACCTAGCTCGATTTTGAGGGTATTTTTGGATACCCGGTCGCCACTGGGGGTCTGATAGGGCACGTAGATTCGCCTCTTTCGCCACTGCTCACGGCTACCTTCCGCGACAAAGTATTCCACATCGATTGAGTCGCTGGTGCTGGTCGGTTCCACGTAATGCACGAAGGCGCTGTCTGGGACCTCCTTGTCCAGCTCGCCCACGAGGGTGTCATCGCCCTTCTCTGCCCGCTCGCTGAGCGTAATTCTGGACAGCAGTTGGTCCGCAAAACCATTCCAGATAGGAACCTTGACGCCCTTACCAATCGGGGCGGACAAGGGCTCAATCGGAAGCGACACCTCTCCCGGCAAAGAACCGCTACGCAAACCGCTGCTCGTCTCTCGCCAGTATGTCGACCCGTTTTTGATGCGTACCTCGGGAGAGATGAATTTGTGCTGGTATCCGTTCCACTCCAAGCGGAGACCCGCATCTGCCTCTGGGCGCACGTGAAGCACTAGCCCCTGTTCAAAGCCAAACTCCCGGTCCCCCGTTACTGACCCGTCGGAGTCATAATCTAGAAGCCCCACCTTTTGGTTATTGGCGGTCTCATCAGGGGTCTTGTCCGAAAAAATGCTGTGGTCTTTGATGACGGCCCGAATGTCAGGGTTGCCGATGGCCCACTCGGTGGTGACATCCTCAAACCCGGGCTTTTTTAGGATATTCTCAACTTGCGGGTGATTATACGTTACAGTGACGGACTGTCGGCGCCGCCCTTGAGCATCGGGGTCGTTTTTGGGCTGCTCCGACTCGCCTTCAATTTGGTGATCATCCAACGCGTCTAAGTTCACCACCACATCCTGGTCTCCCTCGAACGATGTTGTGCCATCGGGTTGAACCAGCCATGTGTCGATATGCCCGTTGGATTTATACGCGTCCCACGCGCTGATCCACCACCGGATCTCTGATGCGCGCCGTGTCTGCTGTACGGTTAGGTCAAACAATTCAAGCAACTGCTTCAGCGCTTGGTCAAGCGAAAGCCAATCGCCATCTGGCCGACTTTCGCGAAGCCCATCTACAGGAAGATCGCGCTCCTGAAGGGGAAGATCAGAGGAGGTAAGTGATCCGCCCGCTGGCCACCAGTCCATTCCGATCTCGATCGGGATGCTCGTGGGGTAGACCTCATTTAAGATCGTGCGGATTGCCGTCATAATTAGCACGAAGTCATTAGAGCTCCACGGCAGATCCCCGACTGTTTTCTTTTGGAGGAGCGGGATGCCTTCAGCCCCCGAAAGTGTCGCCACATCGGGTTGCGGTCCGAGGGGGTGAGTCGTGATGTTGTTCGGGGCCAGAAAGCCTTTGTATGCAATGTTGCCTGACCCGTCATAATACACCTCGATTCGGATGTCATCTTCGGCGGCGTTTCGGAGCAGCGCTACGTCGGTTGTCTCGATAACCGAAAGCTGAACCTCGTGCGGCTTTATTGGGCGCGTGCCATCATCGTCACCCTCACCTGCGTTCCAGACAATCCAGTTCTCTTCATCCTGTAGCGCACCCTCGATAGACGCCCCCCCGTACCGCGCGTCGTAGATCTCGACGCGGTAGTCGTAACCGTCGATGAGCGCGGTTGCAGTGGCCTCAAAACGCTTTGCCATTTAAGCAGAGGGCACGTTAGTCATTGTATCCATACTGATCGCGGATGCCGTCGGCGCCTCGGACCAAAAGGCCGAGTTCTCGGCGATTCAGCCGTTTTACCTCTGTCTCCAGCTGGACCGACAGTTCGCGTTTGGGAGGAGCTGCCTGCAACTCCTGTTCGGCCCGCATCGTGCTCGAAGGAGTTCCGTCCGAAGCGGTCGCGAAGCCACCGCTCGCAAACTCTTCTGGAGACTGTCCTACAAACATTTGCTCCACCATCCCCGCCAGTGCAGGATTCTCATTCATCGCCTCCATGGCCGTTGGGGCCTGCATTGCAGATTCTGCCTGCATTACAAACTCCCGGTCACTGAGCAACGCCGGGATACGGTCTTCCTTGGGTCCCCCTTTGCCGCGCACCTCGCCGCCCTCAGCGAAAAGACCGAAAAGCCCCCCCATGGGCCCTAACAGTGTTGCCAAGATGTTCTCAAAGGAACCCTCCGGATCACCGGTCAGTCCTGCCGTCGCGCGGTTCGCAGCCGCACCAGCAAGCAGGATCCCCAACCCTCCTGCCCCACCGGCCGCACTGGCCGCACCAGCAGCCCCAGCGCCACCAGCGGCACTAGCCCCACTGCCAGTCCCTGAGCCACTGCCCCCGCCTGCATCACCGGCAGCGCCTGAGCTACTGGCAGCACCAGCCCCAGACAGCACGCCGCGAAGCCGCTGCACTGCTTCACTCGACAGGGCCTGTGCCGCAGCGTTGGTGATTGCCCGCGCCCACTTGTTTTCAATATCGCGGGTGATCTCGGAGATGGCCGTGCTCATCACAGCGCTTAACGTTTGGGCGCCTGCCCGAGCGCCTGCGGAAATGCCTTCTTCGGTTCCTTCCTCCGTCGTTTGTTCGGTTTCTTCTCCCAACTCTTCCGCACTGCCAGCCAGGTTGATCTCGTCGAGGGACTCAGCGAGCCCCTGCGCCTGAATCTTCGCTGCTTTGAGCCGCTGCGCATACTGCTTCAAAACGTTGGGTTGGCCACTCAGCTCTTGGATGCTCTGGAGTACGGGCGGCATCTCGCCGAGACTGCCAGGACCCGCCGGTATGACCTGCTTGGCCTGAATGCCAGCCTCGCGGCGCGCTAAAATACGGTTGACGTTCCGGGCCGCCTCGACCTGCCTCTGGAACTGCTCCTTTGTGCGGCGGGCCTGGGCCAAGGCTTTGCCCTGCGGGCCGAGCAGGTCGGTGATTTGCTGCTTGAGGCCCCCCACGCTCCCTAGCGCCTCCGCGGTGGACCGGGCGATCTGGTCGTTGGACGTACCGAGGTCTTTAAGTAGCGGCTTGGCTTCTTTGCGGGCGATGACCCCCTGCTCAACGGCGCTCGTGATGCGGCGCTGGGCTTGAACAATCTCTTCGCTCACCTCGGCGGTGTCTTCGGTTTCATCCTTTAGGTCTTCTGCTCGCTGCCGAGCCTGTTCAAGCTGTTGAATTTGTGGTCCAAACTGGGCTTCGAACTCCTCATCACTGAGGTCAAATGCGCTCTGTGCCTCTTTCAGGCCCTGTTCCAAAAACTGAACTTTCCGCTCTGCCGCGTCCAATTCGCTGGCCAGCCCCAAGGACTGCTCTTGCTGCAAATCAGACTGCAGCTCAGAGAAGGTATTGCGCAGTTCTGTCGCAAACACCTCCGGCTGGTTGAGCGCTTCTTCGGTGTTTTCGAAGACAGAGACGATTTCTGCATTCGAGGCCGCGATTTCCTGCTGCGCCTGCTTGAATGATCCCTCTAAAATCGCCCCGACATCAACCTCTTTGACCTGCCGAAGAGCGGCCCGCAACGCAATTGCTTCTTCGCTGGTTCCTCGGATCGCGCTACGCAAAGACTGGAGTGCTTGCCGTTGCGCCTCTCGCAGCCCTTCCGGGACTGGTTCATCGCGAACGGTTCCAGCCCCAGACTCGCCAGCCCGGACGATCTCGCGAGTAATTCGGTTGATTACAGATTCTGCACCTGTTACTCGGCTAAAGTCTACCTCTTCCTCATTGATTATATCACCCCCCAACCCAATGTCTCCGTCGGGAGCAATCTCTTCCACTGCTGGTGCCGACAAAGACTCCAACTTTTGCTGGACGTTTTCGGCAGCAACCCCAAGTTGCGGCAAGCCCTCATTCAACCGCTGAGTGGTATTGAGGAAGCCCTTGAAGTCCTGATCTGCAGAAGAGGCACTTTCTCCCGCCTCGTCCATCGCCGAGGAGGTATCTGTCAACTTCTCTACCAGAAACGGTAGCGCACCGGCCAATGCGTTTACGCCGATCAGAAGACCTGCCGGGCCCGTAAACATTGAGGCCAGTGATGCTCCCGACATCGTTACTCTTCGAAATCCGCTGACTATGCCCGGTAAATTATTCCCAATCGACCTAAACCCATGCGAGACACCAAGTTGGAAACTTTGCATGTCTTGCAAAAGAAAACCAACCTCGGATGCTGGCCCGGAAACAGCGTCCATGTGTCCCCCTGCCTGCTCGGCCGCCTCTCCCATCTGGCGTTGGGCTCTGGCCGTCTCTTGGAGCTCTTGTTGTAGCTGGTCTTGGCGGCGAGCAAAGTCGCTCATCTCCACCGTTGCCTCGCCAAACTGATTGTCCAGCCTGGACAGGTCACGGTTTTGCTGCGCTGCCGCTTCTCCCACTTCTGCCAGTTCGGTGCGTAGCCGCTGTTGCCGCTCGGAAAGCTCTGAGGCCGCCTTGGCATCGCCTTCATAGATTTCTTCCAGCGCCTCAAGGCGCTCTACTTGCTCACGAACCTGTTTGGTTGACTGCACCCCAACCTCATTCAAATCTTGGAGTGCGCGCTCCTGCGCCTCGGTGATGGAAATAAAGTTGCCCCCCTCATCCGTAAAGCGACCAGCAGCTTGGTTCAGCTCCACCTGTCCCTGGATGAGGCTCTCGACGCTCTCCTCCAGCCCCCCCAAGCTTCCCTCCATAGCTTCGGCGGAACCTGTGGCCTCAGAGAAGGCGTTCTGTAGTGAGCTGGCGTCTCCCAATAACTGGAACCTTAGCTCTTGAGCCATGAGATCAGTTCTTTACTATCTTGGAGGGCTGTGTATCGTATTCGGGTTGATGTTTGTACCAGTCGGGTTCGCTGTTGAGATAACCACTGTTTCCTTAGCAGGTGCTACTGCGCTAGCGTTGGGGCTTCCAATTTTGATCAGTGGCTACGTAATCGGCATCCTTGAGGACATCCGAGATGCTGTGTCGGAGGAACCTGAGTAAGCTTTATCGGTGCATATGGGCGACGGACCCGAAGCCCCGTCACCAGCCATCTCATTGCCCGCTGGGCTCCACGTTCTCACCAACACGGTGAGGCTTCGGGCGTGGAGAACGGCGGGCATTTTCTGTTTCTGTCATGCCAGTTGATCTTGAGTGCGAACACTGCGACCATACGTTTTCCGTCCCACCCTCGCGTGCTGATGAAGCTAAGTACTGCGGCCAAGAATGCATGGCTAACGCTTTCGAGGGTCCCCAGCACACTATCGAATGTGAGTTTTGCGGGGATCAGTTTAGCGTCTCTGAAAGCAGGAAGGACTCTGCGAAATACTGCTCTCGTGACTGCAAGGCCCACCGCGTTGATTTCTTTGGTAAACCGCTGCTTCAGCAGTGCCGTCGTTGTGAAAAAATCTACGCCGTTGAAGAAATATCTAATGATGGCCACCATCGGCTCTGCTCTGACTGTTATCTTGAGTATGAGCGAGATCGTTACCAAAACGATAAGCAACGATACCAAGAAGAAGGCTATAAAATCCCAGAATCAAAAAAGTGTATTGATTGTGAGCAAGAACTTTCTATAGAAGCCTTCAGCAAAGATGCTGGAAGCCTCGACAAACATGCTGGGAAATGCAAAAGCTGTCAAAGTGAATACTACCAAGGCTATCGAGCCCGCAATCGTGAACGTTTGCTCAACTATCACGAGGAATGGCGCCAAGAAAACGACCCCGGTAACCAATGGGCGGTTGAAAGAAGGAAACGTCAAAGTGAGGCTGATGGATGGTATGATCTCTCCGATGTCATCCGGCAATGGCACCGCCAAAACGGCCGTTGCTTCTGGTGCGGCGGCCGTTGTGGCACGAAGCCAAAACATCACAACGAATATCATGTTGATCACCTCCATCCATTGAACGGGAACGGCACGAACTGGCCCCGGAACCTCGTCATCGCCTGTCCGGACTGCAACAGGTCGAAGTCCGATAAATTACCCATCGAGTTCAAGCGGTATCGCATGAAGTACCTTGGTGCCGAGTCAACGTATCACTACGGCTCTACAGTCCCCGCCGGCGATTAGCCCCGCGACTGGATCCCGTCTGCTCGTACGCCGATTCCGAAAGGTGACTTTTCCACATCTTCGCGAGCCGATCAATCGGCACCTCCTGCCAGTGGTAGTCGATCCGCTCGGCGTCGTATCCGCACATGACCCGAAGCCGGTGGCGCCACGTCTCGGTCCGTTGCCACCGCTTGGCCCACCGCATCAGGCGCATCGAGCTCTCGTTTTGGGGTGAGCGCACGCCCTTCAGGATTCGCTCACGGACCCATTCCCCACCGCCCTCAGCCTGGTAAAATGGCGCGTTACCACCGCGGCCATGTCGGGCGAGATGTCGTGCGGCTCGACCTCTTCGTCGAAGGACAGGATCTCGACGGTCGCCTCGCAGTTGACGCGCGACGTCAGCTGCTGAAACTCTTGGCTAGTCAAGCCCTCGCGGATCGGGCTCTGGCCTTCCTCCGGCTCCTCGCCCCGGAGCAGCTGGCCGAGCGCTTCGAAGTCCTCGGCTGTCGCGTCCTCGCGGAAGATCTCTTGGAGCCCTGAGCGGATTTCTGAAAACCGCTCCCGCTGCTTAAGCGTGGGGTAGCCCATCTCGCCGACGATGCCGGGTGCAACCTCGTAGGTACTGCCGGGCAGCGGTTCGTTTTCGGCCAACTCATCGATCGAGTGGTCGAAAAGCAGTTTGAGCGTGTATTCAGCGTCGGTAGGCATTCATGCGTGAGCCTGTTGGCTCATGTCAGGTGTCGCTGAGAGTAGAAAAGTGTATGCTTATCGGTTCTCCGTCAGGATGTCGCCTTCATTCTGCGCGAACGAGAACATGTCCACCTGCGCGCCGAAGAAGAGATCACTTGCCCCGCTCGGGTAAGTGATCATACTGTCGAAATCGCCGGTTTGGAAAACGTTGGCGACGAAGTGGTTTACCTCGTCGGACGCAGGGGACGGCATTTGGCGGACCTCCACCTCCACGCCGCCGCCCGACTGGTCGCCGAAGATCAGGTAATTTCCTGCCTGCGTCTCGATGGCAAGACGGATTTCGCTATTGTTGTTGTCCTCGGTGCGCAGGTTCGACAGTGCCGTCTGGTTGTAGAACATCGGCACCGTCACGTCCAGAAGGCCCGCGATGTAAAACGGAAGTCCGCGAGCATTCTCGCGGGTGATGATGTCGTGGTCTTCGCTAAAATTGCCGAGCGGCTCGGAGAGCTCCGTCCAGCTGCCGTCGGAATCCGTGCTCGGGGTATCGCTCGCACCCGTGTCGGTGTCGTACCACACAGACTTAAAATCGGGCCGGACAGCCGTTACGGGAAGCACGTTGGCCTTGAGCCCGGAGACGACCGTATCCGAACCGCCATTCCATGTGATCGTGACCTCCACGTCGTTTCGACTCGTCATGAGCGGGCTCAGGGCCGAAAATGCGCCTGGGCCCAAAATCTGAAACGAGGGCTCCTTTTGGAAGCCGCGGCGCCGATCAAAGCCCTCAAGGACGGTCACCGTGTCGGGGTTATCGTCCAGAGACCCGTCCGTCGTGATGTCAGCCTGGAACGTTTCGGTCGTTGACCCGCCGCCCGGCGTGTTGTCAAATTGAATTTCGTCTACGATCTGGTCGGACATGGCAAAAGACTGATCCTATCAGTTAATGATTGGGCAGAGCTTCGGCGCGGACGACCTGAGCAACGTTGTTGACTGGCGCAATGCCGAGAGCCTCGTCGGCCTCCTCCCCCTCCACAACATCGTAGGTAAACCCCTCCTTCAGCGTGTACGTGAGACTCCGCTGCTCGCCGTGCGGGGCCTCCTGCTCCATCTGAAGCACGTGCGTCTTGCGCGGGGTGTACGTGTCTCTCGTCTCATCTTCAGAGTCCTCCGAAGACGGCTCTGTGGTAGTCGTGTCGGGTTCTTCGTCTGGCATATCGGCCCGTGTTAGGTCTGAAGGTCACGCTCGCTGCGCCGGAAGCTGATCGGGATCGTTTGTCCCACCCACGGGGCCTGCCGACCGCCCCCCTCCAGCTTTTGGATGTCGCCGGTGTGCTGCGTCTGGACGCCGAAGTTCGTGCCGTCCCGCCGCCCGGCCCCAAAAATGCGCTTCACCGCGTCCATGATGTCGTCAAGTTGCTCCCCGCGCTCCGAGCCGATCACGGCGTCCATCGAGTCGATGACCGCGATCACGGACACCTCAATGTCCACGATGCGCCCAAGCGCGTTCTCGGTGAGTGAGGTCGGCCGGTCTTGCAGGTCGCTCGCAAACGAATACCCGACCGCGATTCCGGTGCCTCGCGTGGTGGCGTACACGTCGCCTGCAACCAGCACGTCAACGAGGTAGCGGCTTACACTCTCGACGATGCCGCTCGGGTTAAGGCTATTCAAGCCGCCATTCGCATCGTCGTGGGCAGCCGTAGCCGCGCCCGTTGACCCCAAGAGGTCAAACTCCAAGGCCGCCTCGACACGGCGCATAATGTGTTTGGTCGGCGTATAGCTCATGCCTGATTAAAACAGTTGGATCTCAACGCGCCGCCGCTGATCCTCTGGAAGCTCTCGCCGAATGCCACCTGTAACGCGATTGCCAACAGCGTTTGTAATTCGCGTCTGCTCGTTGGACGTGACCCCAAACCAATCGCGCTCGGGCAGGTCGCCCCAGGCTTCAATGTGCGCACGCCCTACCTTTCGGTTGCGGCTCCCCTTCAGGTTCACTGTCGCCCCAAACGCCACCTCGTCGCGGGCGACAAACCGTCCGCTGCCTCGATTCCGGAACTGCCCGCCCCCTGCCGGTCCTGCGGATGGGTCAAAGTCCACATCGTCGTTGGTGCGGATCGAGAGCGAGCGGAGCATCTGGCCGGTCTCCTCCAGCGTCACCGGCGAAAACCGCCCCTTCCTCTGCGCGGTGCTCCGCGCGTAGGGCGCAAACTGATTGCCGTGTCGGCCTATGCCTTTCCGCGTTCGCGTGCGAATGAATCGGCGGGCCATCCGGGCGCCCTTCTCCATCGCGCCGCTGGACGTAGCCCCCTCCAAGGCGCGGCGCTTAGCCTCTTCCACCATGTCGGCAAGGCGTCCCATAGCAGCGATCTCTGCCGTGTCAGTCGTACCGGTCGTACGTGTTCGAAAGTCCCCCCCCAAAGCCCTCTGAGGCGGTGTCTGTGTACCCGAGCACCTGAGCAGCAATGCGCCCGAAGGCCACGGCCCAGTTCTCCAGTTCATCTTGAAAGCCTTTCTCGCGCTCAGCGGTGCGACCGCTGGGAATCACCGCGTCGTCTCCAGCGAATTTCGCGAGGAAGGCGAGTGCGATTCCCTGCTCAAGCCGGGGGCGGAGCGTAGCATTCTCCTGCATCTCGTCCAAGAGCGCATCCGGCCCGCCCGCGTCGTCTACGTATTGTGCGAGGTCACCGCTTTGCATGAGGGCTGTCTCTAGGTGCCCGCGGGCGATGTCCTTCCGCTCCCGGGTGATGCGGTCTGGGTCAAAGCCCCCAGACTGCCGGTCCGTGAGCAGATTTTCCGCGTGCCCCATGACCTCCGAGGATTTGACCTCCAAGTTGGGCCACGCCATCAGGGCACCTCAGTCTCTGCCTCCCGAATCTTTTCGACGGTCTTTTCGCCGACCCCCTTTACGGCCTGCAGCTGCTCACTCGGGGTCTCCTTCGCGTCCTGTAGGGTGTCTACGCCGTCAACCTGCTCTCGCAGGTCGGCGGCGGTCTGCTCGCCGACCGCGTCCTCAAGTGTAGCGGAGAACTCTTCTGTCCCTGGCTCGACGACGCTTACCTGAACGTTGTCCTCGCCAACCTGCGGGTGCTTTTTGAGGGACGCGATCACCTTTTCGGCTTGCTCGCCAGAGACTTCGACTCCGCCCGGGGTCACGGTCGGGCCATCGTCGATTGACACACCCGCCGGGAACGGAAGGCCCCGGATGGACACCCGTACGCGAGCATCGCTAGCAAAGCCACTCATCAGGTCATTGGGTTAGTGTCACTGAGAACTAGCTGGTGACTGAAGACTAGCTCGTGGCAAGCTCCTGCACCTGCCGGTTGTCGCCCCGGACCATGCGGAAGATGCCTTGGCCGACCTGGCCTTCGTTCACGCCGACAACGCGCGGATCCATAATGTCGAACGTCTGCAGGTCGCGGAACTGCGCGGCCACGTTCTTGCGCCCAGGCATCACGAGCCACCAGTTACCGGTCGGGACGTGCGGGGTGCCGATCGGCTCGACCGGGAAGTCGAGCTCCGCCACCGCGAGCTCGTCGTTCGTCGCGTTGAAGGTGGCGGAAAGCGCCTTCTGAATGCGCTCGCGGTAGCCCTGCGTGAGGTTGTTGAAGAGGAGGGCGAACTGCGGGTTGTCCGGCACCTCTTCCATGGCCTCCCCGCTTTGTGGCGAGGTTTGGTTGAAGAGGTCCGACAGGATGTTATTCATCCCGGCGTTGATCGTCGCCACGTCGTTCTGGACCGAGACGCTGCCGCTGTCGTCGTCGTCGACGTACGACTGGGTAGTAAGCCCTGTCGAGTCGGTCAAGACCGCGTAGGCGCGCTTCATCTGCTTCCTCAGGTAGCGCCGCTGCATGGCGGCCACCGAGTCGTCGCGGCTCCACGAGTGGGGATTGAAGTCCGCCCACGAGCTGTTGTACTGCAGGCCCGCAGCGTAGTAGTACGCCTCGTAGGTCTCATCCCCGCCCTCGACGTGGGACATCTGGATCCGCTCCCCGCGCTCGTATCGTTCAAACGCGATTGCGTGGTAGACGTCCTCAATCCGGAACAGGAGATTGTCGGTCTGCTGCCGGTTGTCGGAGCCGTCAAAGAGGCCGGTCCAGCGGGTGTCCACCTGCTCCCGCTCCTCGTCGCCAATGGAGACAGCAGTCGGAATCCCGCCCCGCGTATCGGGCGGAAACAGGCCGGACTCCGACAGGCGCACAGTCGTGTTGCCGGTCACGAGGTCGCCAACCACCTGCGCAGTGTCGCGGATCGCGTTGAGCGCCGCGGCGCGCTGGGCCGGATCGTCGGTCGTCATTCCAGCCATGATCTCGCGCTGTGTAAGACGGTTATCCGTGAGGACTACCTGCCGCTGCGGGTCCCCGAGCGAGGAGGGCGACTGAGCCGGGGCGTCTGGATTGCCGGGGCGCCCAAGCTCGGCGGCCTCCTGCGGGTTGGCGCGGCGCCGGTATGGAATGTGAAGCGGATCGGTAAACTCTAGCATAGCGGTGATGCCCTATTGTGTCAGTTCAAAGTATGGTCAGCGCCGCGAATTACACGTTGAAGTCGAGCAGCACGGCCTGCACGCGGTCGTCAGAGGACGCCGCATCGGCGTAGACGTAGCCCGCCTCAATACCGTTGGCGACTGTCGTAGTGAACTCGGTGTTAGTCGAGTCGAAGTAGAGCGTCTCGCCCTTCGACTGCGCCTCCCCGGAGGTCTTCGGCACCATGATGCCGGGGGTGGGCACGCCCGTCAGAAGCGGCGTGCTCTCCCCGTCGTCGACGTCGTCGTAGACAATGCCGACCTTGGCGTTGACTTCTTGGATCGTGCCACCGTCCACCGCCGAGCCGGTGCTGTTGTCGAACGGAATGGTGTCGCAAAGGCCGTAGTCGGCCTTGAGGTGCTCGTATGCAGCGCCCATGGGTATAAAAGTCTGTCAGTAGAAGCGTAATGAACGTTAGCAGGAAGCTACTGCGTCGCGGCGAAGTCATAGACGCCCTCGCCGGTCGGCTCGTCTCCGGTGGTGATGTTCTCGGCGTCCGGGGCAGGATCAAGGCCATCCAGTTGGTTTTCGAGCTCGTCAACCGAGAGGGCGGCCACCTTCTCCCGGTCGCCAGAGGCATCAAACTCCTCCTCCGCCAGCTGCTTGCGGCGGCACACCTCGTCGACCAAAAGCTCCTTCGCAGCCGAAAGCTCCTCAATTTTTTCCTCTTTGCGGCTGAGCTTTGCCTCCAGCTCATCGGTGTCGGGGGCGACCCGCTCGGCCTCTTCCTCAGCGTAACCAGTGATCGCGTCGAGGGCGGCCTCCGCGTCGGCGTCGTCGGAGAGGGTAATCGCATCGCCGGTTGGCAGTTGAAGCTTCGTCATGGTGTAAGGCTCGTTCTAAATAAGTCGTTAGCGAATCGCCTGTGCTTCTTCCACGGCCCCGAGGTCGACCCGGGACAGTTCTGTCGCCTCCAGTGGTTTTTCAGCGGCCGGGTCGTGGCTAATCTCAATCATGAGGTCTCGGCCCTCCCCGTCTAGCTCTACGGTGTCCCAACTCCCACCCTGCGCGCCGATCGACGTGTACTGCAGCACGCCCGTCTTCATGTCTTGAATCAGCTGCCGGCGCTGGGGCGTGGTCTCCTCGTTTCGGACCGCGTAGCTTTTCGTCCGCAGCCAGAGGGCATCGTGGCCGTTCACATCTGTCTCGGTCACCTCCGCGTCGAAGGTCGCGCCCACGCGCTGCTTCTCGTCGTGCCCCGCCCGGAACTGGCGCCCGCGCTGGTAGCGCGTTTTCAGCCGGCGCAGGGCTGACTCCGTGAGCCGCATCGGCCGCTTCTCCATCTGCTCGTTCGAGGCGGCAAAGTCCTCAAACACGACCACCTCATCAGCCGACAGATCCACGCTGGAGATCTCGTTGATCTTCGCGAGCTCCCGGTCGGTCGGCTCGTGCACCGATGCCTGCGAGGCAGAGCGAAACGTGAGCGTGCCCTCCTGCTGGCGACGCAGCTTCGCCACCTCACCCTCAGGGTCAGGGGTTGACTGCAAAACGATCGGGCGGCGAACGGGTGCTGAGCACCCTTCGACTTTCGATTCGCCAACTTTGCCTTGGGGCATAGACCACGCGGGCGTCAACAGAAAAACCTCACCGCTAAAACTGCGGCGAGGCGGGCCACGTTGCCCCCAGATCGTGGGGGAACCATCAAGTGCTTAACACATGCATGAGCCGAGGCCGAGACCGCGGGTTCAAATCCCGCTGAGACCGAGGCAGACTTGATCACCTGCCGTTTGAGGCAACAGGGTTGGGACACCACCCGGCCAAGTATTTAAAAAGCCACTGAGCCCATGGATGACGCTATTACAGTTTCCGAACTGAAAAAGGCAAAACAGGATGCCGAAGATGAGATCGCATCTGCAGTTCGCAAAACTCTTGACGAGTTACGCGAGGAGCTGGGGACTGAAGCAGACTATTTATCAGTCGCGCTCAAAACCGTCACGAAGGTAGACGGAAACGAACATGTCGTGGGTGTGGACGTGGACCTCTCGCTGGACGTCTAACACCCATACACCGCCCGCTCCACAGTTCGAGGCGAGCAGTTGTAGCGGTTGGCAAGTCGGCGCATCGCCTTCTTTCGGCCGTGTTCATCCCGGAGCTTCGGATACTTGCGCCGAATCTGCGCATTTCTTCGGGCCACCCTAGTTTCCTGCCGCACCCGCCGCAGATCGCGCTCCGGGGCGTCCGACGGCACCTCAAATGTGAGCGTATCCGGCATGGCTACGCGAAAATCGGCTCTGGGTCAGATCGAAGCTGGTTGCCCCGCACCTCCAGTTGTACCCACTCCATCGCTCTGGAGAGACAGGTAGCGCAGTGCTCAGAGTCCCCGAGCGTCCAGGTGCAGTTGAAGTCGCCGTTCTTTTTTGAGAGGATGTTGATTGCCCACCGGCACCGGCAACGTGTTCTACAGATAGACCGCCCATCGCCAGGGTGAGCCGGGAGCACGCTCGTGTCGATGCTCACCTCCGCACCATAGCCCTTTTCGAAAGACTCCCGCGAGGCCGCCCCATACTTCTGCGCCCGGTCGTTCAGCCTCGCCAGCGAGAAGGAGTTCAGCCCCTCACTGCGGATCTCCGTCTTCCACTTCTGCAAAAACCGGTACTGCCGCTGCACCGTGTTGCCAATGGTCCCATAATCCTGGAGGCCCATCTCGTCAAACTTTCCGCTGTAACCGATGCCGTACGCGCTCGTGTGCAGGTTCCGAATCTCTCCGCGCATCCGGCGAAACCATTCATCCGGCTGAATACGGCCCTGCTTGAGCTGCACATTGAGGTCGCGAGCACGATTTTGAAAGATCTCCTGCCGGGCCTGCAACGCCTCCCGCTTCTCGGTGAGCGAGAGGCGCCATCGATTCAGCTGAAGGCCGCCGCGGCCCCGAAACTCTAGGCTGGGCGCCCCACCTGGCACAGCCGCGACCTCGTGCTGGTGACCCTCACGGGCCAAGTCCCCAGATGGCGTCACCACGAGATTTTCTGGTTGGTCCGACTCCGATCCGCTGGCCCGCTGCGGGTCGGGCACTTCGTCCGGCAGGTTCTCCACGATCGGACGCAATTCGGGATACTCCGACACGGCGCCACGAAGGAGCTGGAACTCCTCTTCTAAATCGGATTTTGTCGGCTGCGAATCGGGCATCAGTACACGCCGCGCTCTTCAAGGTGCGTCTCTGCGTCACCCCCAAATCGACGCTCGTCTTGGCTGTTGTAGAGGACATTCGCGTTCTTGATGTGCTGCGCATCGCCCTCGGCCTCCAGCTTCCGCGCCTCTGCCTCCAGCTTCCGGTTGGCAAGCGACTGCCGGTTCCACTTCAGCTCGTAGCGACTGGTAAAGCGCGCATCGCCCTGCAGAGTAAGATACCGGTCGATCACGTCCCGTGCGATCCGAAGCCGACGACGGTCCCGCTTCTTGGCCGCCTCTGCCGCGAGGCTGTTTTCGTTTTCGGCTCGACTCGCGTTCATGCCGTCCCCGCTCAGCTCCAGATTCGGATACATCCATCTGGGCGTCTGTGAGGCCGCGACGACAAGCCCGTTATATCTCGATTGGTGATCCCCAAAATGCTGCATCAGGCTTGCGTCCACGTTCCCGATCACCTCGGCGTCCACGGACGCGCCCTTCACGGAGTGAAAGGCATCGGCCGTCTTTCCTTTCTTCCGCTTCGCCATCACGTCGGCCACCTGCCCGGCGAGCGACTGGATGGAGGTGGGAACTTGATCTCCGTCCTCGCTGCTGACCGGTGGGTTACTATCCTTCTCGTACTCCTCTGTGAAGAGCATCGACGGGTCCCCGAAACGGTACCACCCGTTCGCCACGGCCTCGTACATTCGGAGCACCGCTTCGGTCTGTGTCACCAGTGACCACGCCATCGGTCGGGGCCACCCTTCCTCGGTGGGCTGGCTGAAGGTAAGCGTGTGGACGCGATCAGAGTTGCCGATGCGGCGTTGCTGGGTATCCGGACCGCGGGAGCGTTGCGTCTGATAAAGCTCATCCAACCCGTCCCCATCGCGATCTTCCAGCGTGAGCGTGCGCGGGTTCGGCACGACCAGGCGCTCAATGCTTGACCCGTCGATACGCGTTTCGCCAGCGGCTAATCCGTACTCGTCGGCCTTGTCAGAGAGCAGGTCGAGGTACGTGTCTAGCCCCTTCTGGGGCGCGTCTGACGAGTAGCCGACGCTCACCGACTGAATGAAACCCTCAATTGCATCCTTAAGCCCGTCGTCGTCAGACTCAACCCTGAGCTCCCCCTCCAGCATTCGGCGGTTTCCGATTGCTGAGTCGAGGGTCGGCACGTACCGTCGCATCACGTGATAGACGATCAGCTGTAGCTCCTTGAAGTGGCCGTGGCCGTACCGGTGGCGGGTGATCTGCAAGATCGGGTGCCGCGTCGGCACGCCGTCCAAATCGCCAGCCTGGGCGGCCGTCGGGTAGCGAGCCCCGCGGACATGGCTGAGTTCCACGCCGCTGGGGAGAGCCGCCTCTAGCTTCTGATCCGCCTGCCGAACAAGGTCGCCTGCATTGGGCGTTGAGCGATCTGCATTGGGCGCAGGCGCGTCCACAGTGACGCCCGTATACGAGTCGGTGACCGATTCTGCACTTCCGTTCAGTTCCATAGCAAGTCTATCGGGTTTGCGTGAAGCCGCCGCCGAATTGAGGCCCACCCTCAAGCGTCAGTTCGGTTAGAGCCCACACCGCCCAGTCCATGCGGTTGGGGCTCCAGTCGGATTCTTCTGGGTCCCACTGTGTCATCTCGTCTTCAAGCTCTGGCAGAGTACCTATATGCAGCACCCGCCCCTGCTCGTAGAGATTCTGCACTGGCTCGGCCCGCTGTTGCTTGCCGCGGCTTGCGCTCACCATTTCAACAGGAAGCATGTCGTCCACAGAGCGAATGTTGGACTGCACCATGTCGCCCCCGAAGTTGCGCTCGGCGACGATTAGGTCGGCCTCATGCCGTTCGTAGGTACGCTTCGTTTGAGTAGCCCATGCGTTCGGGCTGCCGTTCATCGTATCGTCAGAAAGCACGTACACCCGCCCGTCATTAGCAATGCCAGCTGCCCCGATACCGATGTCATCTCCGCCGCCACTCGGGTCCACGCCGACTACGACGCGCACTAGGTCGGGCGCCGCCTTCACCCGATGGAAGTCGTCATGGGACCAAAGAGCCCCAGGATGCGCGTCAATAATTTCGCCCCCCACTTCCTGCCGGCCGAGACGTGTGCCCTCCACCTTGCGAATCTTGCGGAGCATTCGGCCACCAAGGTTGGCCTCGTTCTCAAGGCTGGTCCCGCGCACCACATGGACCGACTCGTCATCTACGAGGTCTTGAATGGCCTCAATCGGGCGCGGGGTCGTCGTGATAAGGAGCTGCTGCTCATCGCCCTCACGAAGCGTGTACCCTACGCCGTCCCAGATGTCGCTGGCGTATTGGTACTTCGCAAGCTCATCAATCCACATCGCCGACCCCGAGAAGCCGCGAAGTTGGTCCGGCTTGTCCCCGCTGTAGGTCGTGATACGACACCCATTCGGGAACCGCAGGCGCCGCTTACTCGGCATGTACTCCGGCGTGAACTCGCTCGGGGCCACAGTGAGAATACCAGACGGCCCCTCCACCATGTAGTCCCGCACATCCGCAGCTGACTCGCCGACGATAGCGATATGCTCGTGGTCGCCGCTGCGCGCCTTTTGAATCACCCAATGCGAGCCGATGAAATTTTTGCCCCACCCACGCCCGGCCATCGCCATCACCGTGTCAGCCTCCGACGTGAGCACCTCCAGCTGCTTTGGCCGCGCAAGCCAGTACGGATCCTGGGCGAGGCGTCGCGCTACCTCTTCATCTCCAATCTCCTGCACGATCTGCTGGCGCTCCGCAGGGCTGTATTTCTGCAGCACGTCCCGAAAGTCCAGGACGAACTTACGCCACTCTTCAGGGGTCACCTCGTCTTGTGTGGACGCTTCAATCATCGGTTTTTTCCTCCGCGCCCAAGCGAGCGGCGCGATCAGTTAGAGACTTCATCACTTCGTCGAGCGTATTGGACTCAAGCCCGAGTTCTCCCTCATGTTCAATCTGATCTGGCTCGTCAAGGCCCAGAAGATCCGCCCGTCGCTTCATGCATCGGAGGACAAGCTTGTGATTGCCCTCTCCCCACGCATCTTGCTCCAGTTGCCGAAGTTTATCGAGTTCTTTCGCCCGCCACTCATCAGCATTTTCGCGCATCTGTTCACGGGCCTCCTCACGCACAACCTCAATGTCAGATTGTACTGTGCCAATACTCCAAGGCTCACCCGTCTTGGGGTTGGTGTGTCCAGACTTAGCAAGTGCTCGCCGGATTTGCCGCACAGTCACGCGGGGACGCCGGACAAGGATCTGCGCCACCTTCTGGCGTCGCTGTTCGCGCCGGTCGGTCTCAGTTTTGTTCAGTGCCATGATGTTCAGTTGATCGGTTCACACTCCAGCCCCGCCTCGCTGCACCGATCAAGGATGACGGCGCAGTACCCAGGGTCAATTTCTAAAGCGTAGGCGGTGCGACCCTCGTTCTCGGCGGCGATGATGGACATGCCGCTTCCTGCGCATGGGTCGTATATCTCGTCACCAGCGGTCGTGTGGTTCCGGAATGCCCTTCGAGCAAGAGCGACGGGCTTCTGGGTTGGGTGCTGGTAATCGTTCACACCCCCGCGATTAGCCTGCCACAGGTCCTCATCTCGACCCGCCGCCTCAAATCTGCATCGCCCATCAGTGGCAAAAAGTATCGTCTCGTGTGTTGGCTTATACTGCCCCTCCAAATCTCCCATGCCACCACCGGGCTTGTGCCACACGATCCAGTTTTTCAGGTCGTGACCCTCGGAGGTAATAGCTGCCATAAACTCCGGTGCCACATCCCACCGACAGCACACGTACCACACCGGAATGCTCGTAGCCTGTGGTAGGAATCCGAGCATCGGTTTATCGTCGCCACGAATGCGCCGAAATTGCGGCGTCTCCTGTCGGTGATTTGACCGAAAGTCAATCCCATACGGCGGGTCGGCCCACATCAATCTCGGCTCCACCCCATCCAGCAGGCGCCCCACATCATCCCCATCCGTCGCGTCTCCGCACAGCAGGCGATGGTCGCCGATCCTCCACAACTGCCCTTGCTCGGTGCCGAACTCTTCCTGTAGCTCTTCTGCCCGGCTTACCTCCGCACCAGGGTCGTCTACAGTTCCATTTTCTGGAATGCGGCCGAGGTCGTCTAACAACTCGTCAAGATCGCTGTCGTCGTATCCGGTACCCGCCAATCCGTCGCCGGTCGTCTCCAGCGACTCAAGCAGATCCGCCAACGGCTCCGGTTCCCGCTCGGCCTTCTCGGCAGTCGCATTATCGGCGAGCAGGATACGCATCGCCGTCTCGTCATCACATTCGACGCGCTCTATGGGCACCTCCGTAAGCCCCACGTCTCGAGCCGCTCGCCAGCGGTGCTCCCCGGCGAGGATTTTGCCTGTCGAGTCCCGCACGACGATTCGGCCGTAGAAGCCGTTCTGGCGGATGGACTCGGCAATCGCCGTCACGTCCCCGTCGTTTGGGTTGGCGGGGTGCGCCTCGATTTGGTCAATGTGCACCCGCTTTTCGGTGCGATTGATGATTTTGGGCATGTCACCAACTGATCGTAAAAGGCCGAAACTCAACGCCCACCGTCACGCCCCGATGACTGGCCGCCTGCATATACCCCGCGCTCACCGTGACCTTCTTCCAGCGCAAGTGGGCCGCCGCAGCCGCCTGGAGGCCGGCAGGGGTCGTCGCCGCGGACACGCTCGGCCACAGGTGCCATTGCTCGTCCGGGATGTCGTAGCGGTTCTGCGCCCACCGCTGCGCGCCGGTATCGTAGTACGTCAGTCTAGCCTCTTCTTCGATGTCGACTGGCGAGGGGGGGATCACACCCTGTACCGTCATATCCGTTGGTACTTGCGTAACGAGGGTGTCTACTTGCGTAACTGTGTCGTATCTGACCACCGTGCGGGGCACTGTCTCACCTGCAGTGTCCCGCTCTGTGATCGTCCGCTCTACCTCCACCGTGTCGGTTCGTGTCTGGGTCGTCAGCTCCGGCGCTGCCCACTGGCCCGCCTGGTAGCCAACTGCCAACGCTGCCAGTAGTAGCACACCTGCCCCCAGCCACGCGGCGCTCTTCGTAAGTGAGGCGAGGGCGCCAGTCATGTCAGTAGATCGCTTGCATGTAGCGCTTCGCGGCCTTGAGGTCGGCCATGCCGTGCATGCTGCCGTCGTCGTGGAGGATCACCGCGCAGGCGGTCGATCCATCTCCTCCGGGATAGCCTTGCTCGCGGGCATAGTCATCATGGGTCTTGTAAGTCCCCAGCTGGATCGCGGCCTTGCGGCGCCCCTCGTGGACCACCTCGCGGTACATTGACCCCTCGTGAGTGTGGGCGCCGACGTAGATGTCAGGATCAGGGTCTTGGAATCGCATCGCCCTCTCTTGGCCGTGCGTGGGGTTGTATATCGAGCTTCCACGCCACCTATGCCGTGCCCAGATTTCGTATTGGGCCGAACCAACCGTGGCGTCCGCTCGGATATCATCACCGTCGTAAAGCACCCCATCCGGGCAGATGTCTCGGCGGTAGTCGATTTGAGTTTGCTGCATTGCCCAAGCGCCATGGTTCCCGCCAACAAAGGCCACCATCCGATCCTCCCAGCGGTCCATGTACTCTTGGGCGAGCTGCCACTGCTCCCAGACTGGCGCCGACGGTTTCATATTTTGCTGCTTCAGCTTGCCGACGATCATGTTGTCTACGATGTCCCCCATCTGCCACGCGAAAGCGCCGGGCGTCTGCAGGATCGTCTCCTGCTCGTCGAAGATACGCCTCACATCGGTCCCCGCATTGCCGATATGCTGGTCGCCCAGCATCGCGAGCATGATCGGGCCCGTGTCAAAGCGGATCGTCTGCCGCTTCTTCTTCTGCGCGCGACGGTGCTTATCGCGGAAGCGCCTGTCCTGCTCTTCGATCGCCCGCTCGGGGTCAAAACTCGTCTCCGCCGTGGCGCCATTGACATCTGGATCCTCTGGGGGCCGCGCTTCGCCGTACCCACCCGTGCCGTAGCCCCCAATCTCCTCCGCCGCCACGCCCTGCGGGTCCTGATCCGCGTCGGCGGGCCCGCCGTACGCCTGTTCCGTATCGTCGGCACCCGAGGCCGACTGTAGCCACTGTGTCAAAGAGCGTGTCCTCTCGTCGTCTTTTTCGTGCGCCTGATATCCTCCCTCCTCCCTTAGATCCCGGCTTCGCCACCGGCGGTGCGTCTTCGGATTTATCCCTATCGCCTCCGCCGCCTCGGTGTGGGTTCGGCGCGTCTCTTCAGCCACGGCGGCAGCCTCGAGGATGAGCTCGTGTAGTTTACGGTCCATGCTACTCAGTGAGTACCAGCCCAAATGCGAGGCGTCGCAGCCTTTCATCCTTCCACTGCGGAGGATGCGCCCAACCAGCGCTTCCCCGCAGCCAAAGGGGGCCCGTGACATGTCTCTCAACCCGCACCGTGCCGGTAAGAGCGCGGTGGCGGAGGCCCTGCGCCTCGATCCCGAACTGCCACCAGCCCCACTCATACTCTGCCGCCATCCGCACAGCGGGCCACGGGAGCGTGAGGCTCTTCAAACGGATAAGCGCCCCGCGTAGCACAAGACGTAATCGCTGGTGCTCAACCCTCACGTATGGCCGGATGCCACCCCAGTAGCCGAGGGAGGGATAGATCAGCATCCGGTCCCAGTCCGGAGCCTCACCCGAGCGGCCGATCTGCCAGCTCCCCGGGAAATGGTCGTGGCGCGGCTCCCTGGACTTGTGGCGCCACACGTGGTGCACGGAGCGGCGATCGTATTCGGCGCCCACCTCAATCGCCCGCCACCGAAGGCCGATCGACGCGCCCTGCCGACGCGAGTATACCTTCCCCGTCTCGGCGTTGAGCAGCGCGTGCTTGATGATAGCGTCGCTTGCCCCCCACCGCTTGAGGCCCAGCTTAGCCCGAGCCACGACCGGTCCCCACTCAACCATGAGGTCGGCGCGGGCATGCATTGCGTGTTGGTACGAGTGGCTGTCGGACGCCCATGCCATCACCCCGCCTTCGCCTTCTGCGCTGACGGACTGCCCTCGTGCGCAGTCCACCATGAGCCACGCGATGAGCGCAGCGAGCAAGAAGGGCACGCCCCACCGGTATATTGGGCCGAGGTCACTCATCGTAGCTTGTGCTGTGGATCGCGAGCGCGAGCACGTACGCTAGCGCCACGAACGCCGCCGCGGCAACACCGACCGAAGGCCGGAGGCCCTCCACGGCTTTGCTCGCGAAGAACGCGCCGACGCCACACCAGGCAAGCAAGCCGATAGAATTGATCCACCCGCTCGGCGTGATCTCCGTCGGGTTCAGGTGATCAAGGATGGTGCCGGGGTGTGTCATAGCGGTTTTTGGGTTCTTTCTAGGGGTAAAACGAAACGGGTCAAGTGCTTGAGGGAGTAAACGCCACGATGCGAAAGTATGAGAGCGGCTCGATGCATCGCCGCTTGATCGCTACGGTATCGCCATTGCGCACATCTTGCCCGCTGGTATTGCCAGAGACCGTCGTGCCACACTCAAGGCCCCACTCTACAACAATCCCAATGTGCCCCTTCCAGCTATCGCCCCTGCGGTGGATCACAAGATCTCCCGGCTGCGGATCGTATCCGCCACGAAGCACAGTCTTTGCCTTGACGCTACGCCTTGTAATGTAGTCTGTCGCGGCTGCGCTGCGCACGTCCGGCATCCGAACACAAGCCTTGTCCATCGACCAGCGCGTGAAGCCAGCACACCAAGGTACCCCGTCCGAGAGGCCAACCGCGGCCATATACTCTGCGATCCGCTCCCCCTCATCACTGCCGGGTGGATGCTCAGTCACACCCTCCTCTGCCTTCGCCGTGTCGACCAAAGCCGCAGGCTGTCCCGACGCGATAGAGGGCGCGATAAGGATCGCAAGCGAGAGGAGGATGATCGCAAGCGCGGTCGTATCAGCCTTGATGCTCCCCCACTCCGCAGCGGTGTCGATGTCTAAGCCATAGTAAACCATCGAGTACCAGATCGTCACGGCGAGGATCGCCTTGATCGGGCCCGCCGCGAGGGACGTGAGCGACGTTTGGCCCCAGTAAATCACAGACGAAAAGAGGCCAACCGATGCCGCCAAGGCCAAAAGCAGAAAGGCGAGATGCCTAGGCTTGATCATCGAGACGATCTAGAATCTGATCCACCTTCTCATCGAGCTCTTCGACCTGATCGTGCGCAGACACCTCGCCCTGCGTAACCCGGCGCTTGACCGCCCGCACCTCGCGCTGCAATTCTCGCTGTCCCCGGCGAAGGCTCTCAATGGCCTCATCGCGCTCCTCTGCCTGCTGGTCGTAGTGGGAGATCACGCGCCGGCCAAGGTAGCTCAGCATGCCTACCAGGAGTGTAGCGATGCCAACGCTGAGCCAAATGGCGATCTTAAAACCAGGTGTCGACCCCATAAAAACGGAAAAGGCAGGCTGGGGCGAACCCGCCAGCATATCGCTGGCGAGCTCGCCTCAGCCTGCCTCGCAATGCAGGACAAGAGTATGTGTATAACGCCGTTATTCCCCCTCGCAATGGGGAATCGGCACTTTCAGGGTCACCCTCACGTAGTCGCGCTGCGGCCCCGAGTCAGCAGACACGTCATCTACCTCCCCGGTATCAGTCCTTTCTTCGTCGCCAAACCGAACGCGCCGCCCGTCGCGGGTGGCCTGAAGGTAGTGCTCTAGAATGTTGATCGTGTCCATGCTAGGCAAAGATGCCCAGCGCCCAGAGACACATACCGGAGTGAAGTGGGCGTGATCCGAGCCAATCGTCGCGCGCATGTGGTCGCCTTGAAGAAGTCGACATAGGCGGTCCTCAAAACCGGCGAGTACTGTCCTCCTGAGACCGAGAGCACCGTTTTAAGCGGGGCGTCTGGGGCCCTTTAGGATAGCCCCTCGAAGTCGAGAACTCCGTTTTCTCATTGTCCGCTCAAGGATTTCTCTCGGCGCGTGAGCGGCACCCGGTAAAACCAAGTGGTGAGCGCGGATTGGGGCACATCCTCCCCTCTATCATATTATATATAATCATGGAGGACGCTAAACGGCGATATTTGGGGACCCGCCCAAATGCCCGCTTATGGCCGATTTTACCCCTCGCAAGCCCACTAAGCGCCGCTGTGAGGTGGGCGGCGACTCAGGTTGCAGGCCGGAATAGCCCTGTGAAGAGACTGTAAAACACAAGGTTAGAGGGAACGGTTTATATATAACTGAGTTATATATAACGCGATGATGGGGGAGGGGACGAGACAGACCGCTCACTGGCTACTCACTCAGACAGAGCCGACAGGCTCATAAACTCATGACCACGACTGACCTCAAAACCTACGCGATCTTCGATACCTCCAATGGCCTCACTCACATGATCCAGTATGTCGCAGAGGGAGACGACGAAGAAGATGCCTTCTCCGTCTTCGACGATGACATCCTAAGCGACACCGGCGAGGAGGCGGGATGGCGCTGGCATGTATATCAGATCCCTGCCGACATCGCCGACGATGACGACGCGATCTATGACTACGTAGATGGTCGCAGCCCGCACACGATCACCTCGTAGCACCGGCTACCGCCCCACCTGGGCTGCAGCCACGCTCGGGCCGTGGCGTGGGGCCGACTTCTAGTCACAACAATGACCGAACTCCTCAGACCCATGATCACGACAAAGCGCGCATCCTACGACGTAGACTACGTCCATATCGCCGACAATTACGGATGGTGCAAACGAGAGCTGGATGGAAAGATCCGTCTCTTTGCTCCGGACGAAGGCAATCTCATAGGCATGGACGACGCCGATGCGGGCGATCTCGGTGCCTGGGATGAGGACGGCGCGGTGTACGAGTGGGCTCTTTACCATGCCCCTGAAGCGATCCACCTCGCTGGGGAAAAGGTTGAGCGCGACTTTGAATCGCTGAAGGCGTTTTCATCTGACAAGGATGGGCGCTCGACTGACAAAGACACAGACTGGCGTCATGTCGTCTATCACGAGGACGACATAATGTACTCAAAAGTTCCTGATGCAGATAAGATGATGCTCCTCGTAGAGTTGAATGAAGACTACACAGTACGCCAAGTCCTCTGACTACCACAACTGGCGGGCCCCACCTTGGACGCGTCGCGGATCGTGCCCGCGAGTGGGGGCGACTCGTTTCATTAGCACCAACCCACACCAACCATGCTAGATCACGAGCCCTTCCGCTGGAACCCAAATCACTGGACGCGCCGACGTACGTGGTCCGAGCCCGAACGGCCTGACCATGAGAACTGCACCCTCGTCAGGGACGACGGGCGCGAGATGCTTTATGACCCGAGCACTGGCACGGTGTCGATGGCTGACACCTACAATCCCGCAGCTCGACAAATGGCACGCGGTGAAGTGCTGGCCAGTCTGGACACGGGCTTATCGCTCGGCGAAGCGCGGAGCCGAGTGCGGTCAATCCTCGACCGAGATATTCCTGCCGAAGAAACACGCCGTGGGCGCAGAGAAGCCCGCGCGTTCGTAGAGGCTGTGATGTAGCTGCCCGATCGCCCGGCACAGTAAAGGCCGCCGCGGGATCATCGCCCGCAGTGGCGCCGACTGCTTACAAAAAAACGGCCATCGTAATTAACGCGGGAATATAAACCATGTCCCCAAGCACCTTCACGGAGATCAAGGACGACCTGAGCTTAAGCTATGTCGCTTTGGCGACTCTGCTTGGCAAGGCGCAGAGCACAGTGCAGGCGTATGCCCGCCGCGGGCCGACCGACGAGGTCGCCCGGAAGCTCCGCGACTGGCAAGAGCACGGCCTCCCGCCCTCGAAATTTTCTGAGATCAGCGGCTTGGATCGGCCAGAGGCTCTGACGGAGAAGACGGCTACCTCTCTCGTCGGCACGCCCATCTCGCTTTTGGAAGTGGAAAGTAAAGTTGGCGTGCGGTATGGGCTCGACAAAACAGCCGTCCCATACTCCTTCAGGCTCACGGGAGGGACGCAGTACCGAGACATCTCCTTCGGCGCGACATGGGAAGCCCGCGAGATGAGCATTCAGACCGGCGGACCGGGCCGTCCGCGCAAAGTCGAGATTGGGGGCGGGATGACCTTGGGGCGGGCGATGGCCCACGCTTGGGCGGGCGACCCGCCCCACGACGCTTGGGAAGCCCACAGGCCAGACCCAGACGCGCCCCTGACCGCCGATAATGTAGGCTGGCGGCCCCGCGAGGAGCGGGTCCAAGAGGACCTGCACGGACGCTCCACCGAGGAGCAGCGGCAGACAGGCCGTGACTCAAAGGTGCGCCTGTCCAATGCGCTCGCGCTTGCGCTCCGAAAAGAGTATCACGACCAGGTCCGCGCCTACGGCCTCACGTGGGTCGTTGAGAAGATCCTGCGCGACGACATCGGCATGGACCGCCCCCTCACGCCGAAGGAGCGGCAAACGGGTATCCAGCCAGACACCATCGCCGCTCACATCCGGCTAACCGCACACCGGAACCCGCATCTCAACAAAAATGAGATCGCCAAGCGGGTCGGGGAGGAGCGCGATGAAAACACCTCCGCCGAGTACGTCGGCAAGGTCCTCGCTGAGTCGCAGGTGTCCCTAAAAGAACTGCGGCGCCGCCAAGACATCGACGAGACAATGGGTAAGCATCGCCAGCGCAACTTCGAAAAGAACATCTGCGAGATGGCAAAGACCGGGAAGTATACTGGTCCGGAAATCGCTGATCAAGTCGGCCTCACAGCCGACCGGGTATACCACATTCTTTCGAAGCATGACATTTCCCTCTCTAACGAGCGCGCTCGATACGAATCTAGCTGAATCGGATAATGAATCAATCCACCACCTGATATGCCTGACCCCAACGACTACCCGACGATCCAATTCAACGCCACCGCGCTCATCGACGAGATCCGCGCCCGCGAAGGTCGGAGCCGGAGCGAGCACCAAACCGCTCGCCGCGACCTGACACGCTACTACAAGATGCTGGAGGAGGAACGGCCTGCCTTTACCCACGAGCAGGCGTCGCTGCTTTGCGACCTGTTGAATGGCGTGATGTTAGAGCCGCTGGATCACGCTGCGCAGGGCCTCCAGATTGAGACCCAGGACGCGCCTGGCCAGCTCTTCGAGAAGTGGGACGTAGACCCCGACCGTCTGGAGAAACGTGTTGCGGATCTCTCCTTCGCAGAGGCTCTCGCCACGATCGACGCGGTGGAGCGCTTTTGGGCGTCTGGGGGCGAGAAATCCGTGACTGAGGTCGGCCTCTGCGGGGACGAGACGATGCGGAACTGACCCCCCCCCCTTTGGAAAAAAGCGCCCCCATTGGAAAAAACGTGCCCCCGGCCTTCCGGTCGGGGGTTTTCTACTGAGGCGTGAAGCCGGAGCGTATAATGCGATTACACAAGCACTCGCCCTAAAGCGGTAACGGAGTGCATGAAGCTACCAGTTCAGTCCGAACGGCCGCCCGAGGGGATGCAGGCAGGGCACCACAGGAGACCATCAATCTCGTCCCGCATCCAACCCCGAGTGCGAAGGACGAGGGCGTGTGCGATGAGGCTGTCGGGGTTGGGATGCACGTCGCGCGAGTCCGTCCGTCTGATCGTGGTCTCGCTGCCGCAGTTCGAGCACTCGTAAACGAAGGGGTAGGTGAGTCCAGCCATGATTGAGGGAAACGCCTTTCAATCCTCACCCTCCAAAAGGAAGGGTGCTGTAAAAGTCTATCCCCGCGGATGCGAGGCTATCTTGTCCGGAATCGAGATAAAAAACCCTAGCGGTTCACGACCACTAGGGTGGACTACGACTCAGAAGTAGGGATCTCTTCCGTCTCAGTATCCGTTTCTGACGAGTTCTCTACTGATTCTTTACTAGAAGATCCTTCTGGTTCTCCCCTTTCTTCGTCTGTGGTTTCCGGGGGGTCGCCTCCGTCTTCGTCAGTGGAGTCTGAGCCGCATTCACTACCTGCTCGAATATCCTCCGATGCTGCGCTTGGCGGCGCTGTTCGATTCGTTCCTCCAGAGTCTGACTCATTGTCTTGCGCGGATTGGTCCCGTGGATTATGGACATACAAATACTTTCCTGTCACGGGTCGTGATTCATTCCGGACCCGATCTCCGTACAGAATTTCAAACTTTCGTTCGAGACCGTCTATTTCGCAGACCGTCTCGTCGCCAAGGAATAGAATTCAAGTAAGGAAAATCCCCCGAAAAATCTGAGACTTACTATTGAGATTAACCTAACACTGAGAGTTTACGGTAGATCGCAAGAGGACGCACGAGCACCTCACGCCTTTCACCACTCATGTAGATCACTTCGTTAACCTGATCAAGCCTCTGGAAGACATTCCGAAAACTATCGCGGAGAAGTGAATCTTCTCCTTGAGACCGATTACTGTCGTCAGAGTCATCCGGATCAGGCGCGTAGTCAGGAACTCTTTGCACAAGCCCAACCATCGTCCAGTCCCCTCTAAGGATTCGACCGGCGTTTGAAAGGCGTTGAATTGACTTCTTTTGTCGCAACCCCTCCTCCTTCAGCGCGCTCCGAAAGGCCACACCTTCGTCGATTGGGCGTTCGATTACGGCCTCGAAATTATCTCCAAACCACAAGCTCAGTATCAAGCTCAGGTGCTCTTCAATCCAATCGCTCTGAGCATGGAGGCCAAGTTCGTTCTTGAGCTGCTGTCGAACGTCGTCGTCTGAAGGAATGCTCTCCAGAATCTTTTCCAGTCGAGCCTGATCGTTGCGATCAGAAGTATTCTTAAGCCGCTGTTTCGCAGAATTCCGTTTGGCCTCACGTTCTTCTTTTGAACCTTCTACCTGAGCCTCCACAATTGCGTCACCAATAGCTGACCAGTTTTCGGTGATACGCTTTAAGAACTCGAAGTCAGCAACAGATGCGTTGCCCGTAACGCGTAGGAGATTAGTACCTGACAGGCTGTTCGAGCAGGTTGCCAACTCTAGAGCAGGGGGCTCCTCAATCGCGGACTCGAGCTTGGCCTCCAGTTGGGAATACATGTGATCGTAGAGGACTCTACTCTGGGCAGTCTTGCCCCCTTCTTTTACAGTTTCAGAAATCTCCTGACCCGAGAACGGCGTGCCAGGGACCTCCTGTTCTTTGCTGGAACCGTAGACATACGTCTCCACGATAGATTCTGCCACCCCCTCAAAAATTTGAGAGTATAGGGAGGTAACCAACTCGTCGTCGACATAGAGGAAGTCACGAATAGGCTCACTCACCGGTGACTCGCTCTTCTGTTGAGGAGATCTGCTCATCGACACGCCGTCTCTTTTCTTTGAACTCGCGAAGCTTCTCGCGATAGCGACGGTCTCGCCGAGCGAAGAAAGCCCACAAGGCACCGGATAGAGTTAAAATTCCGCCGATGCCTCCGATGACGAGCAAAATGTCTAAGAGAAGGTCAACGCTCATTGGAAGTAGCCTCTCCACGGGCGATTAGACATTGAAGAATCGTTGTGCCTACCACAGCCACTAACGCGAGGATACTCGAAATGTTGAAAATTCGTCTCAAGGAGGCCTGCTCAGTAGCCCCAACTGAAAGGATATAGGTCTGGATGCCAAAGACACCAGCAGAAAATATCGTGATCAGAGCGCATCCAAGGACTACCAACTGAATTGTGATGTCTCGAAACGGAAGTTGTGGTGCGCTCAGATCTCTCCAAGCCGACGCCCCCAAAACCAACGCAGCAAAAATAACATCGGGACGGGTATGGAGGCTCTCCGCCTGCAGTGAACGAGCAAACCAAAGGGCCATGCAGGCCATGATGATCGGGGTGAATGCGAAGCCGATCGTCCATATCCACCGAATGATTCGAGACCAGTTCATCATGGGTGCTGAGGACCTTTCTCCTAAAGCTTGTGCCCAAGCTCAAGGGCTACCATATCAACGGCTGAGCGTTACCTCTAAGCTGTACTTTGACGTAGCGCACGAGCGATGTCCTGGATGGCCTTTTCTTGCATGGCGTGTGGGGTGTCTCGTGGGTACACAACGCGACCCTGGACCCGAATTTTCAAGACATTATCCTCTCTATCTTTATAGTGCTCGTTTCCTTGGTGGGTGTAAATCCTGGTTGGGAAACTGGGATTGTCACTAGCAACACGTAGCGTTTCAGATCCAACTCGTTCACACCGCTTTACCACCCCACCCACATCGTCAATCAGAAGCGCATAGCGTCCTGCGGCCTCTACCCCATCTTCCGTTCGCTCAACTAAAATCGGGGAGCCATCCTGAAGATAAGGTTCCATGCTTTCGCCGTTGACGCGGGTCCAGTAGGCTTTGCTCGGTGGTGGCACCCGCCCCAACTCTGCCCGGAGAAGTTGCTCTGAAACCTGCATATTGTCTCCGTCATCAACCGGCAAAGTTTCATCTCCGGCCCCGAAACCATTGGGGAAGTACGAATAACTTACCAACCGATTTGCCAGTTCGGTCCCAGGCGAGTACTCACCGTGTCCATCCTTTCGAAGAAACCCCTCTTTCACCATATCGGGCATAGTCCCGCGGATTGAGTCGTAATCCAGATCTACCCCCATCTCCTCAGCTTTTGAGACAACTTCCTGCGGACCGGCTGACTCATCAATCTCGCGAAGGGCACGCAGTATTTTACTGCGCTCCGATCCTGGTTTTATACGATTCATACTATCTTTGCAATTTTGCAAGTCACAACGGGAACCGATGTGAGTTGCATCGGTCACAATACCACAATCACGCCTTAATCAGTGACAAAATAATCAAGGCAATGGCCGAATCCAAGGATCGGACCACCGTCGGCATGAGCTTGGATCGGAAGCAGGCGAAAAGGATCAAGCGGCAAGCGAATAAAGAGCACCGCTCGGTGTCGAGCCTGCTCAAGTCCATCGTACTCCCGGAGATTGAGCGCCGCGAGCGGGATCGTGAGGAGGAGCCCGTCCCCGCGTAGCCTACGAATTGCACGCGAGGTCCCTCGCCTACGCTCCCCTTCTCGCGCTCGTCTCCACCGCCTTTCGTCTACCTGATGGCAGAACCCGCCGAACAGACCTCTTTCAGCATCGCCTTGAACGAGATTGCCGCCGACGGCACCGCCTCCGCACAGGAGATGGCGGTGGCGGCCGGGTGCTCGGAAAGCCACATGCGGTCGGTGATCTCGGTGTGTAATCCTGCGCAGCTGGGCCCGCGCCGCATGGTGCGCCTCAGCCACTGGCTGGTTACCGAGCGTTGTGAGACGCGGCACTTGGAGATGGAGACGGAAGACGAAAAGCCGAAGTTGGCCGGCGACGGACACCTCATCTGGGGACCCGATGAGATCTGCAATGACGACTGCTTACACGACGAGATGGCTGAGGCGCAAAAGCACTTGACTGATGCGGATCGGAAGCTGAAGAAAGGCGACCGGGAGGCCGCGGAGAAGTCCGCGAAAAAGGCCCGGGCCCGCATCGACGAAGCGATCGCCGACATCGAACAGCCTGCCGCGTAGACATGGCTTCTTTCGACATCAACCCCGCCTGGAGGGGCTAATATCCAGGATCACAGAGGGTCACTACCCCGCTGTTGGGGCAGCGGGGTGGCACACGGCTACGTAGTGGTATCGGTAGACACAGGGCTGCGAACGCCGCAGGTGGCTTTGCCCGACCTTAAAGATTGTAGCAGTCCTCCGGCAGCTAACCGGACGCGGGTTCGAGCCCCGTCGTGGCCGCTTTAGCGAAAATATCACCACAACTTAGGACTATGGCTCGAGGATCTCAGAATCTCATTGCTGCTGCTCTTCACTGCCAAGACTGCGAGAAGAGCTTTGAGAAAAAGAATGCGGCTGGTCTCGCTGCGCAGCACCATAAACGCACCGGCCATCAGGTCGTCGGTGAGCTCGTCTACAGCTACGAGTACCCAGCTGACTTTGAAGAGAACACAGAAGGAATAGACTAGCGGGCGTAGCTCAGTGGTAGAGCACCGGTTATATAAGCCGGGAGCCAGTGGTTCAACTCCACTCGTCCGCACGAGACTCACTAGAGATGATCACCGACCAGCGCCCTGGGGCACGGAGCGGAAGCTACGAAAAAAGCCCCGCCCGGTTGCCGCCGGGCGAGGCGTTTGGTCACAATCAGAAGTGACACTATGTCTAACACTCAACCCAGACGAGGTTCCTACACCTTGCGTTTTGCCAGGCTCGAAGGACAAATCATCGCGTTCTCGCGCATCAGGAAGCATATCGGAGGCGAGGGACGAGGCAAACACCACCGCGTCCGCCTGTTTTCGACGCGCAACCGTCCTATAGCGGACGTTAAGCCGGAGACATTTCGGTCGATGGTGCAGGCCGGCCTGATCCGACGGCTTCAGCTTCCGCACAGCCTCAAAACGAAAGCGGAGGACCTGTCCGACCAGATCGGAGACGTCTACACGCCGCAGGAAGCCTTGGCCCTCTTCCAGCAGAAACTGCAAGACCACGCCACGACCCTCGAAACCGATGTCGCAAAGAGCCCGGCACCGGTCGGGGAGGGCATCGCACATGGCTAGTCTCGGACAGTCGACTCCCAGCACCCGCACCCGCGACAGCGACCTACCCGATCCCTGCAATGAAAAAAGAGAGCTGCGGCGGATGGTACAGGAACTGGAAGCGGAGAATGAGCGACTGAGGGAGGCGATACAGTCTTGTTTAAACTCACATCTCGTGTCACTTCCTCCTGGGATAAATCAAAGGCTTATAGACGCCCTCGACGGCGGAGGTGATAGCGATGGATGATCTTCCCCAAGCTTACAGCGCTGAACGGGTAAACGATCGGTGCTGGCTCGTGACGCACGGCCCGGATGATGAGCCCTTCGCTTTTATCATCGCCCGTGATGGACAGCCCAAAAAAGACGCAAAGTGGCGGGCGAGAATACTTGCGAGAGTGATGAATGCCACTCGCGACATGAGCACGTCAGATATACGTGAGCTGCTTGAGGCCTACGAGCAGCATCACGGGCAAAGACACGATGCCGATTGGCGGGGTGAGGCCGATGATTAGACGCTTTCGTCTCGGCCGCCAGTCCGACATCCGCCCCGGCCATCTCAAGCGTCGCTTGGAAGCCGCGGAGGTGATCGGCCTCACCTCAAGTCTGGCAGCTAAAGCCTACCTGCATGTCACCCTCACCGACACCCTAGAAGAGCATGCCTCAAGCTAAACCCGAAGATCGCCCCGGCGCGGACGTCCAGCCCATTGATCGCCGGACGGCCTACGAGCCTGCCACCGTCGACTGGACGGGAAAAATCGGCCCATACGTCTATCGCGCTTGGCGCGTCACCGACCGACTCCGATCAGACTTCGTGCGGGCGGTGGTGATGAAGGATGGCAAGCCCCTTCGCGCCCGTCGCCACATCGGCCCTGCCAACACTTCAGTGTACCACGAGCAGCCCAGCATCAAGGCGCTACGCCTGTTCCTGCTTGGCAAGGTCCGGCGCAGGCGCGTGCCGCAGGACAATAGTATTCCCAGCCACCCCTGTTGGGAAAAACGCCTACAGCGCCACCGCTTACGCCTTGCGCGGCGGCGCGAGCCGGATGTGGAGACCGAGCGGGCCAATGGAAAAACGCGCAACCGGCTCGTGCGGGAGTGAGCCTGATGAGCCCTGATAGGGCGAAACACTCGGGCAGGCTGGAAGCTGTCGCTTCGGTCCTGCCCGGCGTCGCTCACTATCTCAGGTCCAAATCAACAGTAATCTCATGCAAATGAGCCTTGATCAGAAGAGCGATCTTATAGAGACCATCACGAAGAACGTCTTGCACAGCCTGAACGGAGACCCTACGTCGACTGGCACTCACCCCTTGGAGATTGAGATCAGAGACGTGGAGGGATCAGAGCGTTTTCACATCCGAGTCGGAGGAGATCGGCTTAAGGTCGTCTCTTATGAGGACGCTCGGTCCAAAGAGCAGGCAAGAGACGTGGCGACACGTTCCGCAGACACGGTTAAGCGTGCTTTTAAAAAACACTACAACGAGGCTTTTTGGCCGGAAAGATGGACGGACTGAGCCCTGAAGAGCCGCGACGAAGACGGCGAAACGCCTGCGAGGACTCCAGACCGGGAGTGCAGGCGTCGGCATTTACCCACGTTCTCGATCACAGACACGCTTTTCAGCCAT